CTAGAATAGAAGCCTTAGAAAAGGTAGTTCAAAGTCAGGCTGTAACTCTTGGACGTATGGATGAGAATATTAAGGCTATACGACACTCAGTGGAAAAGATGGCGAATAGGGATACGGAACAGTAAATGATTGAAGTTCTTGCATTAGCTGGTGCAGTTACTCAAATCAGTGGGGCTATAAGTAGTAGCATAAAAGCTGGCAGGGACGTATCTGATCTATTACCCCACTTTGGTAAACTTGCCAAGCTAGATACTGAAATACAACTGGCAGAAACTGGTAGGCACAAAGGTCCACTAGGTAGACTTACTTCATCAGAAGAAGAAGGCTTTGCTATAGCCCAAGCAAAGATGAAGCATAAAGAGTCTATGGATGAACTTAGATCAGTGTGTAGACTGTATGGACCTCCCGGCATGTGGGACATGGTGGTACGTGAACAGGCTGCTGCTAGACAACGACACAAAGAACAGCTTGATGCAGAAGCTAAAGCTAGAGATCAAATGTTTTGGGGTATATCAGTAAGTCTAGGTGCTATAGTATTTATAGGTGGACTTGTACTAATGGTATATGGATTAAATGAAGCAGTAAATGGATAATAGTATGATACAATTCAAAGGATTTAAACCACAGGCTATGCAACGTATTGCAGGTACTATGGGCTATCAAGGCGACATGAATGGCTTTAATACGTTCTTACAACAAAACCCTGACAAGATGCAACAAATGAATATGTATCAGAATAAGGCCATGCAGATGGTTAAAGGTGGCATGGTTAAGATGCAACAAGGTGGTACTGTAACGGGGAATACTAATCCAATTACTGAAAAGGACTACAGTCAAAGTGACAAAGTGCCACCACAACAACCTGAGTATCAGGGTGAATCTATTACAGAGTTACAAGCACAACGTGCTATTGATCCCTCACTACCTTATGGTGCTACAGTACAACCAGTTGGAACACAAATAACAAGTGATCAAATGATTGATCCTAGAAGTGGTCAAGTTACAGGCGATATTCAAACAGGTACAACACAGGTAACTGCTGCACAGGCTGATGTACCAACCGCAACTCCTGCTGCTACTATGGATGCTGCTAAATCATCTGATGCTGTAGCTAATGCTGTAGCACAAACAACTGCAGCACAGGGTCAAGTTGATCCTAATGCAATTGTAAATGCACAGCAAGCTACATCAACTAGTGTAAGTGATCTTGAAGCTGCTCAAGGTAAAGCCGTATTAATGGATAACCCTGTGCAACGTAAAGTAGAGCAAGGTGAATTAGTTAACCCTTCTGCTAATGCAGCCACTGCTGCTAAGTTTACTGAAGAAGTACAAGCTGCGCAAGCTACTCCTACCAAACAGGCTACAGTTCAAGGTCAGCTTGATACATTAATGCAACAGTTTGAAGGTGGTGCTACACCTGCATGGGCTGCTGGTGCTATGCGTAATGCCACAGCTACTATGGCTGCACGTGGTTTGGGTGCTAGTAGCATGGCAGGACAGGCTCTTGTACAAGCAGCTATGGAGTCTGCACTACCTGTGGCACAAGCAGATGCAAAAACAATTGCATCCTTTGAAGCACAGAACTTGTCAAACCGTCAGCAACGTGCTATGCTTGCAGCAGAGCAACGTGCTAAGTTTATTGGTCAAGAGTTTGATCAATCATTCCAAGCACGTGTAATGAATGCAAGTAAGATTAGTGACATTGCAAACATGAACTTTACTGCAGAGCAACAGGTTGCTTTGGAAAATAGTCGTGCAGCAAACACTATGAACCTAGCTAACTTAGGCAACAGACAGGCACTTGTAATGTCTGAGGCTGCAGCCCTAGCCAACATGGACATGGCTAACCTGAATAACCGACAGCAAGCTGCTGTAATGAATGCACAGTCTTTCCTACAGATGGATATGGCTAACTTAAATAATCAACAACAGACAGAATTGTTTAAGGCTCAACAAACAGTACAGTCTTTGTTTACTGACCAAGCTGCTGAGAATGCTTCACGTCAGTTTAATGCAACTAGTCAAAACCAAACTGATCAGTTCTTTGCTAACTTACAGACACAGGCATCACAGTTTAATACTTCACAGGCTAATGCCATTGCGCAGTTTAATGCAGGTGAAGCTAATGTAATGGAAAAGTTTGCTGCAGAAATGATGAACCAACGTGATCAGTTCAATGCACAAAACAGATTAGTGATTGATCAACAAAATGCACAGTGGCGTAAGCAAGTAGCAACAGCAGATACTGCAGCTATTAATCGTGCTAATGAGATTAATGCAACTAACTTACTAAACATATCCAACAATGCATACAATGATCTGTGGTCATACTATCAAGACAGCATGGAATATGCTTGGAATAGTACTGCGAATGAACGGGACAGACTTCACCAAATCACAATGAAGAAAATGGAAGTTGATGCAAGTGTTGATGCTGCTTCATTACTTGCAGATCAAGCATCTTCTAGTGCTTGGGGTAGTCTCGTAGCTACGATGTTTACTTCAAAGATAGGTGGTGACACCTTACTTGGTAAAGGTTTTGACTATCTATTTACATAAGGACACATACAATGGACGTTAATCCAGCATATATGGCATACACAAACTTAGGTATAAAAGAGGAGGAAGCTCCTGTAAAACAAACAAAGAGCTTTGGTTTACTTTCTCGTAAAGGAAATAGTAAATCTAATGATACTAAAAATGAACCTCTTGATCGTGTTCGTGGTTATGTCACTTCATTACGTAAAGCAAGAAAGCAAATAACAAATGGTTGAAACACTTACTCCTACTATGGACTACCCTATAGCTGGACAGGGTATGACTGCTGAACTAGGTAGCAGACCTTGGCAGAACCCACCACAGTATGCCTCTGTAGAAGAAGCACTTGAGTGGTATATACCTAGACTTGTATCTGATGAGATGTATGAGGGTATAGTGGACACTATGGAACTTGGTGTACCCCTTACCACTATGGCTGATACCCTACAGACAGGTGGTGTTATGCAGGGCTTACACACAATTGATGTTGGTATGTTGGCTATCCCTGTAATCATTGAGATGCTTGCCTATATTGCAGAAGATGCAGGAATAGAGTATACTATGGGTACAGATAAACGCATTGACGATGACAAGATTAGTGATGTTAAGATTGCACTAGCTATGAAGAAGATGCGTGAAAAGCTACCAGAAGCTGTAGAAGAACGTGAAGAAGAGCCAGAGGTAATGGAAGATACACCAGTAGAACCTGCACCTAGTGGGCTTATGGCAAGGAGAGTGTAATGGCATTTAATTTAAATTTACAGGGGTTTGGTGCTGGGTTTGCTAGTACTATGGCAAGCACACTAACCGAACAACGTCAACGTCAAGAAAGACTACACGACGAAGCAACTAGTCTTGCTACTAGACAACGACTAGCTAAACAAGCAGATCGTGAAGCTAAACAGACACAAATTGATGAATACACAGGCTTGCTTACTAGTTTGGGCATAGACCCAAAACATGTTGATGCTATTGCAAAGAGTGGTTTAAGTGGTTTAAAACTACACGCAGGTTATGCACAAACCGCCTTTGAACAGGGTAAAGATTATAATACATTTTTAAGTGTTGCCCCAACAGCAGACTTAAATAATTCTGAAACTGCAGAAATAATTAGTGGTGCTACTAAAACAAAAACAGAGACAGAAACAGCTATACCTACAGGAGCAGAGAAATCTCCAGCCACTATTGGTGGTATAGGATTAGATAGAGATATGCTTTCTGGTTTATTCCCTAAAAAATCTGATGCCAATAGTTACGCACAAATGAAAGCACAAGCACTTGACTTAAAGTTAAAGGCTGAACAAGCTGGTGATACAGAACTTGCTAATAAATATGCTAGTCGAATACAAAGTATAATGGAGCAAGAAAGCCTAGAAGCAAAAGATACTGTTAAAAAGACAGGAGAGTACAAACCGCATACACCAAGTAGTGTTAATAGTCTGTATACTTCAAGTAGGGCTACTGCTGGTCAGTTGTTACAACAATCGGTAGGTGAACTAGGGCAAATAACAAGTGACCTAATGGGTAATCTGATGATTGCACCTATGCAGGAATATCTTGCATACTCCTTAATGAAATCAAGTGCTGTTGAAGAAGATAGAACTCTCATAGACTTTGCTAATGGTAGACAGTCAATGGCAATAGACGGTGTATCAAAGGCTGCTCAAAATAAATTCAATGAATTTAAAAGGCTTAATAACGTTGAACCTCAACCAAATGGTACTGTTACAGGTTTAAACGGTGTTAAATACTACCAAGCACCTAAGTCTAAGGCAGGTGATGTAGTAGACGTATCAAAAGTAAATCCTGCGGCTTCATTACATGCAGGTGGTGCATCTTCTTCGATGAACTACGGAGACACAGTAGTTATAGAGGATACTTTTGGTAACACTAGAATAGTCGTATATACAGGTGTACCAAATCCTTTAGCCGAAGGTGCTCCATATCTAATAATACAGTAGGTTATTTATGCAACAAAACAATACAAGTATGGGTATCTATTTTGATCAAAATAAAAACTCTACAACACAACCAGTAGGTATAAATCAACCTGTTGTTTTTGATCAAGATAAATTTAAAAAAGATGGTGGGGCAATTTACTTTGATCAAGACAAAGTACCCAGTAAACCCGAAGCACCAGAAACAATAGACCCAAACTACCAAGAACAAAAGTTGTTGAACAACCCACCAGATGATGGGGCAGATGATACAACTATGTTGGGTAGTATTGCTAGTGATGTCGGTGGTTTTATTGGGAGTGGTGAAATTATAACTGCACCACTAGAAGGTGTTGCTAAAGGTGTAGCAGAAGTAGGCCAGTTTCTTGATGAGACAGGTGAATACATTGAAGATAAATTAAATGTAGGCAGACTTATATTTAAAGACAATCCTGACAGCTTTCTTCCTACAATAGAATACTGGTCAAGGGATAAAGTACGTGAAGCAGGTTTAAAAGATTCCCTATTGAATGGGGTAATTAAAACTGCTGACGCAGCAGAAGAAGCCATACCCGATACCGATACTGTTACTGGTGTTTTCATAGAAGCACTAGCTCAGTTTGGTACGGGTTTTGCTTTATCAAGGAGAATATCGGGTATCGGTGGTGTAAAAGGTACACTGTTAAACTCTGCTGTTGCAGATGCTACTGCGTTTGATCCCTTTGAAGAAAACATATCTTCTATGCTGAAACAAAACGGTTGGGTAAAGGGTGCATTTGTCGATGCTCTTGCTACGGATGAGGATGCTAGTGCATTTCAGAATAGATTAAAGAATGCTGGTGAGGGTTTCATTGTAGGTGGTGCTTTAGAAGGGCTTACTGCTGCGTACAGAGCCGCACGTGCTACACGTAAAGCTAAAGAAGAAGTCATAACCGATGGCGAAGTTTCTGAAACAACAGCCAAAGAGTTTGACGATGCCGCAGATGAAGTAGAGGCAATGGCTGCTAAACTACAGCAGGATGTAGATAACTGGAAAGCTGGTAAGACAGACGAAATTGACAGTAAGCCTGACGAAGAAGCAGTTAAACAAGAAAGAATTAAGCACACTAAAAAGTACGACATTGATGCAGCTAAAGCAAACACAGAAGAACAGATAAAAGAAACAAAAGAGTTAGCAAGAAAAACTGCTGCAGCTAATCAGGGTATTGCACGTGAGCTAATAGAAAACTTTGAACGTAAACTTCTTGAAGACGAAGGTATAACTACAAATAAAATATCCTATGAAGATGCAAACGGTAACTTAGTGATTGATCCAGAACTTGCAAGGCAGGTATCAAGAGAAAAAATAAACTCTGTTGCAACTGTAAAACAAAAAACCGTACAAGATATTGTCTTCGGTAAATCCGCAGTGGAAGATGGTGAATACCTAGAGTTAGCCATGTCTGAGGGTGACACGTTTTCTGCTATACTAAAGCCAGAAAAGTTTGATGCCATCGTATCTATTGCAGCTAAATATAAAAATCAATTTGGTAAAGATTGGGATAATGCTGGTGATACTATTATTGATAAGCTGTTCAATCTTACAGTAGATAAAAAATTAATTGGTGGTGAAGAACTACTAACAGACCTAGCTAAGTACGGCCTTAACTTTGAAGACTACGTTATGACTGTAGTAGGATCAGGGTCAGAGGCAGGTAAAATACTTAATAAACTATCGCAGATTAAACGTGCTAGACCTTTAACATCTCAAGAAGAAGCAAGACAAAAGGCATTACTAAAAGAACAAGACAGAATACGTAGCACCTTTATGCGTATTGAAAATGTACGTAGAGGTATGATGGTATCTCAAGTTGCAACTGCTGCTCGTAACCTACAATCAGGTATAGTACGTGCTCCATTAGAAGCCTTGGGTAAGGTAATGGACGATGCACTATATAACTTTGGTGAAGGTGGTTTTTCTGGTTTCGGTAGGACATTAGCATCAGCAGAAACTTGGCGTGGGGCGTTTCGTCATATGGATACTATGTTTAGAAATCAAAAGGCAGCAAAAGAATATACTCGTTTCTTTTTAGAGCAGCCTGAATTGGTAGACAGATTAGATACTTTCTACAATCAGATGGCTGATATGCAATTGAACATGGGGCGTGGGCAAGCTACTTCAAAAGCAGGTAAAGCTATAGATTCTATTGTGTCTAAAGGGGAAGACTTTTCTCATATACTTAACACGCCTAACCGTTGGCAGGAATTTATGCTGCGTAACAGTATGTTTTTGTCTGACATGGAACGTTTAGTAAAACGTGAGTGGGATGTAGATTTAATTGATGAAATAAATAAAGGTAATATACGTGACATTATGAGTGACTCTGGTAAGTTTAAACCAGAAGGCGCACGTTCTATTATTGATATTGCTGATGAGTCTATATATAATGCACTCGACTTAACCTACGCAAATAACCCTGACCTAAAAGTATTTAGAGATTTAAATAGTTTTATTGTACGTAATGGTCTTACAACTGTAATACCTTTCCCACGGTTTATGTTTAAGAGTATGGAATTGCTTGCGAAGTATGGTGCAGGAGCATCAATACCCGTTACTAGACTAGCAATTAAAGCCGTAAAAGGTGCAAGAGGTAAGGACTTACGTACCTTAACACGACAAGAAAGAGATTTAATAGGTAAGAACATACAAGGTATTCCTCTTATTGGTGCAGGTATATGGTATAGGTTACAAGAAGATTCTCCTGCAGAGTATCAGTTTATGAATGCTGATGATGGTATTGTCCTAGACACGTCAGCTATCTTTCCTTTACGTCCTATCTTATTGATAGGTGAGTTAGTCAAACAGGGTTTGCAGGGAACTATACCACGTTGGGCAGAGAGAAACCCACAGGAAATTGTAGAGGTTCTTACTGGTACAAACTTTAGAGTTGGTCCTTCTAACTTTATACTAAATGATATTGTTTCTACTGTATTTGGTGACACTGAAATAAATGTAAACACTGCACGTCAAGCAGGTGGCGCACTAGGGAACTACTTCTCTACCTTCCTTGTGCCTTATGGTCAGTTGATTGACTCAGCAAGGGCAATGGGTCTAGCAAACAATGAGTACAAGGACATGGCTAACGAGCCTAGCCTTAGTAACAAGAACACCTTTTACGATAACCTAGAACGTCCGTTTAGATCAAGATACTCGCCAGACGATGACAGACCTAATCGTGAGTTTGTTTTAAAGGATGAGGCTGATCGTAAGAGAATGTCGGCAAAGGTTTTGTTTGGTCTTAACTTCCATTCTGCAGATACAGAGTATGCAAGATACTTAAAGAACAATGGTTTCTCTGAGTTTAAACTTGGCAGTAATTCACGATCACCGCAGCAACGCAGAGATGAGAATGTATACATTCGTCAGTATCTAAAGGCTCAAGTACCTGCACTGCAACAGGCAGAAGAACAACTACGTAGACAGTGGGAAAATATGTCAGATGAAGCTAAAGAAGGATTGACATTTGACCAAGCTGTAGACACAAGAATAATGTCTCCTTTTGAAAAGAACCTTAGAAAGATAAAGGCAAGACTACGTAAGTCCTCTGGTGCTGAACTGGATGAAGAAGTTAAAGCATACCTTGAATTAAATAAAGTACCAAGAGCCAAGAAAAGAAGAGCTATAGCTGAGTATCAAATGCTAACAGGCGAAGTGCCTGACATGACTGATCCAACTACAGTACGAAAAGTAGTAACCATAGCAAAGAAAAAATAAAGGGGCTTAATTGCCCCTCTTTTTTTGTCTATCGTTTGTCTCCACTTCCACCAATAGTACCTGCATTCTTTCTTGCTAGTAGCTTGGCTTGGTTCTGACCTGCTATCATACCTAGTGTGAGGTTGAGGTCAGTGGCTAGTGCCGCACAGTACCATAGTACATCCCCTATCTCACTGGCAATCTGTTCTCGCCAATCATCAGGACGTTTATCTGGACCGTCACGTATGAGCTTCTTAACTTTGTTAGCTACTTCACCTGCTTCCCCTGCCAAACCAAGTGCAGGGTATATTATTTTGTGCTGATCAGGATAGATAGCTGTACTTGATGCATTCCTTTGATACGAATTAAAGTCAGACATGCTGTACTTCTCCTTTAGAAACTGCTCTGCCTCTGCCCGTAGTTCGTTCATACTCCTTAATCCTTTTTAGTTGATCATAGTAGGCTTTATTAAACCCACGTTCCCACTCACGATGTTGCATCGTATGGATGCTGAATGGGCTAGACAACTTGTGTCCACTCTTAAAGGCACTATAGCCCATCTGAAACTGCACACGTAATGGTGCATCGTACTTACCCAAGCCACGTTCTTTTCTGTTAAGTTTCTTTGGCATAGTAAATCTCCTTATGCTACGTTAATTAATTCAGCCTCTGTGTATGGGATGTGATAGAACTTCTCACCCTTCACAATGTTACGTCCGTATGCTTCACGTAATCTTTCCTTAGTCAAGCTAGTATCTTTGATACGCCACACTTGCTTTAGGTCTTTACGAAACACGTAGAAGTTAAGCACCCCATTCTCTCCCTCATACTTCTCAATCAAACGTCCCTTACGTTCTGGTATACGTATCTCTGCCCAATGTGTAGGCCAATCCCCTGACCATGCGACCTTTACTTCTGCTTCATTAAAGTATGTATAGTCTTTCTTAGTTGATACTACATCTACATTGTAGTCCTCTTCTGCGTTTGTAATCTCGTGACCTACACTTTGCAGATATTGTACGAGGGTTGTTTTTGCTGGTGCATCATAGGCATCATACAATGCTCTACTAAACTGTTTACGTGTTCCCATTATCTTTCTCCTTTTATTGTTGGTTTCCCCCCACCCCGTAAGGTGGGGAAATTATTATGTCAAGTCTACTATTTCACACACGTCACCAGAGCAAGCCATAGTTTGCATTGCTACAGTGTTATCGTCTTTCTCGTACTCAGACAGCCCAGCCCAATTAATCTTCTTGGGCATAACAGATAGTAACATATCATAGTCACTCTTGCCAACCTCTTGATACGGTGCTTGCTGATATGTGTGTTCATTGTATGGTAAAAATGACACACCTGACATCTCATCAAAATGTTTGTACACGAATGCACCCACCTCAAACCATTCATCCTTACGTACATTACAAGTAATGCTTGGCTTGTGCTCACACCAATGGCGTTGATACATGAGCCATGTCTCTAGCTGTTGAATGGCTGACAGATCAGACGTTACAATAGCCTTACGAGGTGACTTAACAGGGAAGCTGAACACTGTAGTGGCATCAGGCTTCATAACGTCTGGCTCATTAGGTATACCTTGATCCTTCATAAACTGTGTCAAGGGGTCTTTATCATCACCACGCACAGTACGGATATAATAGGGACTATGGCGAGGGTGTATGCCAGAGGCACTATCCACCAGTTGCGAGACTGTTCCTGACGGCTTGACGCAGCTAATAGCAGTAGCAACAGGTATACCAAGACGGTCAGCCCATTCAGCATTAGTAGATACAGCAATCCCACGTAGATGTTCAAGGGTCTTATCCAATCCTTTGTTTGCGGTAGTCATCAAGGGGTTGTCCATTATCCCTGTGAGAGACACACCGAGCAATCGTTCCTCTTCTGTATTTCGTTGCCACACCTTTCGCAGATATGGGAACTTTGTGTACGTGCTTTGGATCGTCCCAAGTATTGTGGCGAGTCTGACTTTTCTAGCCAAGTCTTCCAACGAATCTGTGGCACGTACCACAACTTCCGTAAGGTTACAGAACTGATATGGACGCAGAATAATTTCACTGCATGGGTTAGTTCCAAACTCCCAATCAGGGTCACGTCTACCATACTTTGCAGCTTGTTTCTTACTTGCCTCACGATTGAATATACCACGTTCACCACTCCCACTTTCTACTAATGACATCCATTCACGCATGAAGGATACTGCATCTGGTTTCTCTGTATAACTAACACTGTTATTAGCTAATGCACGTTGTGGTTCATTCTCCCACCACTGTCCTGACTTAGCATGACGCATACGGTCATCACTCAGGTTACTCAATGAAATCATAGCTGACCTACGTACACCACCAACTACGACTACCTCACCAATCTTGCACATGATGTCGTGACATTCAATGCTAGATAGCCTACGTCCTTGTGCATCTTTAAATACCCGTACCACAAAGTTAAACAAATCCACCAGAGGTGCAGGTCCACTTGCCCTACCACCAAATGTTTTTAGTCTAGCCCCTGCAGGACGTACACGTGAAACATCCCACTGTGGTATCTCACCTGCCCAAAGAAGAGCCATCACTTGTCTGAGAGATTTAGCCCAACCTTCTTTGCTATCCTTCACAACGACTGTGGTATCACTGTCGAACAACTCAGGGACTTCGGGAAGTTTACTAATGAACTGCCTCTCAACACTGAAGCCAACACCAGTACCACACAAGAGGATGAACATAGCCTCATCGAAGGACTTAGGGTCATCTATGGGTAAGTAGCTACAGTTGTACATGCAGGTGTTATCCCTGTCTGCTGCTGGACCTGCTGTCATCATGGATCGCATGGATGGCATAACCTGTAGGTCAAGTATTGCATCTGAGATTTCTACTGCTACACCATTTTGAGGTGGGTCAGAACGGTCTAAGACTGTATCGACAACGTTGGTCATATAACGTCCTATAGTTTCAGCCCAATTCTCCCTGCGTCCTACATCGTCAAGCCATCGTGCATAACGTGACTTGTGTATGAAGGATTGATAGTCAGTAGATAGGTAGTTCTGTATCATATCTATTCTCCTAATACTTTAATTGTTTTTATACTCATTCCATCTACATCGTAGATAAACTCCTGTAGTGCTTCCTTGATTTCTTCATCAACAAAACCATCTACAGGAATAGGATATTCATCTTCGTCTAGTTCCAGTGTAAGATATACCTTAACCACCATCACCAGACTCTTCCTCTATTAACTGGTTTAGATACCACTGTGCTTTCTGCAAGTCCTCTACACCATTCTTATATCTGTATCGCCATAGGTACTTCATAATGTTACCCTGTAGGTAGTACTGATAACCTTCCTCTCCTGTTGCGGCACGAATAGCATCAATACATTCTATACCTGCATAGTTATAGTGATCGGGTGAGTTTACCATGTCTACATCTGCAGTTAGCTTGGGTTCTACTTTATCTGACATACGTATCTCCTTATTTAAAGTTAAGTTCTATTACATTACTACCCTGTTTACTAGTTACCTTGGGTATTTTTTCTTGCTCTTCTTTTTGTACACTCTCTGCGTACTTGTACAGTACCTCTCTAATCATTTCATTCTCTTCCATAGCAGGTACAGAAGCAAGTACCATATGCACAAGGCGCATTAAGTTTAGGTAGTCATCATCGTCAAGATAGTTTTCATCTGTAGTTGTGTTACCAACTAGCAACTCCCCTGTCCACTTACCTTTCTCGTCTAGAAATGGACTGATACGTATAATGAAATCATTAGGATCAAAGTCAAGTAGTATTTTCTCATCTGCCACATTTAATTCCTCTTCACTTTTTTGTGTGGGAAGTGTATCAAGTCAGGATGCATGTCCTTACCCTTCTCATTGAGCCATTCCTCTGGGATGATCCTGTCATAAAACGGAATCTTGTTTCTCTCGCACCACTGACCGTAGGTAGTCTTAGCACCCTTACTCAGCTTACGTCTACTACTTTCAAACACAAACCTAATGTCTAGCTTTGGATGCTGTTTCTTAATAGCCGCATGTTTACGTCTGTCATCTGATGTAAACCTGCCCTTAGTTTCTATTATGATCCCATTAGGTAATACAAAGTCTGGTGTATAGGTGCGGTACATGAGGTCTTCCCATTCGATCTTGATGGCTTCATACTTAACTTTTACGCCATGCTCTACCAAATAGTCTTTGACTTTTATCTCAAGCCCACTCCTATACCCATACTTTAAAGCAGCAGCAAATTGCTTGCCGTTCATTAGAACCTGAACCAATCAAGTGTAGGGAAACTGGTTGCAGACGGATACCCAAGAGACTTTAATTCTTCTCTAATGGCTTCGTCAGCATCCTTACGTGTCTGCATTGCTGCTCGTAGTCCTGCATACTTAGCTTCATGTAATGCTTTCTTACGTACACGTACCTCTCGTTCCATACCTTCGATCTGCTCCTGCATCTCTTTTATTTCATCATCACCTAGCATTGTTACTCCTTTCAATCTATGTAACCCACGATGGGTTTGTTCTTAGCCTGTGATACCCTAGAGGGTAACTCCTTAAGTGTAGGGTAACATTCAAATCTGTAGTCACAGAACTTGCAGTTACTATTTAACACCCTATTGCCAGTTGCCTTGCCCCTAAACGTTTCGGGTACAGGGTCAAAGCACCTTGCAAACTCGTTACTATCTACGGTAGCCACTGTATCATTTAACTTAGTAAGTTCTTCGTCCATGTCAAGACCTTCGGCAGCAACATATTTTATATTACCATTGGCCTTGTTCACTACCCACCAACCACCTGCTTTCTTTCCAGATGCTTTAGCATATCCAGCCAGTTGTCCCACATAACCAAATGGGTCACTGGCTTTTAACGTTTGGTAGGAATCAAACTTGTTTCTGTATGACCAATCACTGGCAGACTTAACGTCATCAACAGCACCATTGATTACAAGATCGTATGATCCTTTTACTGTGGTCTTGTCTAGCTCTAGCTCTACGTAGTTGTCTTCATCCTCGTACTGTACTCCTGCTTCTGTGATGATACCCTTGAACGCAGCCTCTACGATGTCACCTAGCAGCATGTTCATAACGAATGTTGTTGGTTTGGGCAACGCCTTCTCTGGTTTATTCTTCTCAAACCAAAGCTGACAAGTTGGCCTACCTATGTTTGACATACGTAGACGAAACTTATCACGCCGATTGCCCCCACCAAACTGACGTTTAATAGCATCCATTACATCTTTACCAATCTGTTCTATTGTCTCTTCAGACATTGTTGATTTACCAGATGTAGCATCCTCAAGATACTGATTAATCGCCAGTTCAGCAGGGTGGTTCATTATACGAAGTCCTCTTCGTTAATGTCCACAAAGGCTTCTACTGTATCCGTATCCACCTCTTCGTTCTTGTGCATATTCTCGTTCCACGAGTTGAGAATGTACGTATTGTAGTTCTCAATCCATGCAACGAAGTTACCAAACACTTCCTGTGCATCGTTGTCCATGTCTAGTGTAGTGTTCAAGTCCAATTCTGTAACAGGAATATAGAAGCTGTTACCGTTAGGTAATGGTACTTCACTAGATGTTAGTGTGACATTGTGTTGTGGTGGTAGTCTACGCATCTTATTAAGATCAGCAAACACCTTGCCTACAATCTTGAAAGCATCACGGTTGTCAATCTCCCACACGAATGCTGTAGGTTCTACGTCAACAGAGTTACCCTCTGCATCTGTGGCATTGACAAGCTCCACCGTACCAAACAATGCACGAACACGTTTGATAGAACGGATCAAGTCCTTCATGCTATCAGGTAATGCAGCCCAATCTTTGATGAACCCTGCAGGTTTACCACAGTTAAACCCACCGTCATTATCCTTCATGTCACCATTGAGGTCATTGACCATAACAGTTTTGATGTAACGATTAGGGGTGTGGTCTGTACCCTTAACGAACTTCTTGTGCATAAACCGTTGCAGGAATGGACGGATACGTACACTCTCTGCGTAGTATGTGTCACCGTCAGGTACTTCTAGTTTGTATGTGCCACCTGACACAACCTCTAGCTTTACCTTCTTGCCACCCATATCCTGT